GAGACAAATATACAGTGTCTAAATTGATTATAGATTTACAAAAGCTATTAAGAAAATAAAGCAATAGATAAAACCTATGCCTAGAGGAAGAAGACCAGCCCCGCAAGAGGTTAAGAAGCAGCGAGGAACGGCGCGAAAAGACCGCGCACCTGAGCACCCCGTAATAGTTGACAACGCAAAGCCAGTAACCGCAACGCCCACCTTTTTAAAGGTTAAGGGTAAAATGATGTACGAGCGTGCCGTAGGGCACCTGCATACTATGGGCCTGCTCAGTTCTGTAGACGATACCAGCCTAGAGCTGCTGGCTATGGCTTATCAGGAGTGGTATAACGCAGAGCTTATGCTACAAAAAGACGGCAGAATATATGAGACAGTCAGCTCTAATGGCGCGAAGCTTTTAAAGCCGCACCCAGCCGCCGCACAAAGCGCGGATGCGTGGCGGCGTATTAGAATGATGTTAATAGAGTTCGGGCTTACTCCCGCTTCGCGTTCTAGAATGGAGCGCCCAGAGGGACGCATACTAGACATAGACGATATAATAGACGCGTAATGTACGACAAGCAAAAAGCGGAAAGGGTAATAAAATTTATAGAACGACTTACCGGCCATACTAAAGGAGAGCTAGCGGGTAAACCTTTTATACTAGAGGAGTTCCAGAAAAAGGTTATCCGTGATGTGTTCGGAAACATTAACGAAGATGGCAACAGAATTATAAGAGAGGCCTTTTTATTCTGGCCCCGTAAGAATGGTAAAACGAATTTTCTAGCAGCTCTAGGACTTTACTTACTTGTAAGTGATAACGAACCAGGGGCGGAGATTATTGTCTGCGCTGCTGATCGTGGCCAGGCGGGAATGATTCACGAGATTCAAAAGCAAATGGTACTCCAGAGCCCTATACTTATGGAGCAGCTTAAGGTATACCGCAACAGTATAGTAAAAAAAGACGGTAGCTTTATACAAGCGCGGAGCGCTGACGCGGATACAGCCCACGGGTATAACGCTCACGCGGTACTCTTTGACGAGTTACACAGCCAGCCAAACAGAGACCTGTACGACGTTATGAAGACTTCGAGCGGAGCGAGAAGACAGCCGCTTTTTTTTAGTATCTCTACAGCGGGTTTTAATAAAGAAAGTATTTGTTATGAGGTTTACGACTACGCTAAAAAGGTTCAGGAGGGTATAATAGAAGACAAAACATTTTACCCTAATATTTTCGAAGCTGATCCTGAAGACGATATACAAGATCCGGCAACCTGGCGCAAGGCTAACCCCGGCTACGGCGTAACGATTAAGGCAGACTATATAGAAGCTCAGGCGGCAAAAGCTAAGACGCTGGTTACTTATGAGAACACTTTTAGAAGGCTACACCTTAACCAGTGGACTACTAGCGAGGTTCGCTGGGTATCCGATGAGGACTTTATGAGCTGCGCGGAGCAGTACGGCCCTAATGATTTAGAAGGCCGCGACTGTTACGCGGGGCTAGATCTTGCGAGCACAGAGGATTTATGCGCCTATGTATTGATTTTCCCACCTGTAAACGAAGACGAACCTTTTAAAACGTTAGTGCATAGCTGGGTAACAGAGGCAGCGGTAAGTAAAAGACAGGGTAAGACGGGTGCGGATTACAATAAGTTTATCGCTAAAGGCGAGCTAGACGTAACGCCTGGAAACGTAACGGACTACAGATATATAAGTAAAGTTATTCTAGAGACTGCAGAGAAGTATAATATAAAAGCTATAGCCTTTGATAGGTGGAATAGTAGCAGCCTTATAGCTGATCTAGCAGACGAGGGGCTCCCGGTGGAACCTTACGGCCAGGGGTTCGCAAGTATGAGCCCTGCTATAAAGCAGCTAGAGATATTTATAAAAGGCAAGCAAATAGCGCACACAGGTAGTAACCTACTACGGTGGAATGTAAGCAACGTGCAGGCAAAGAGCGATCCAGCAGGAAACTTAAAGTTTGATAAAAGCAAAAGCTCCGATAAAATAGATGTCGCGCAAGCCTGGGCTATGGCGGTGGGCATATGGTTAGCGAAGCATAGAACAGATAACGACGGCGGCAGTATATATGACGAGCGCGACCTTATTATATTGTAAAATGGAAATAGAAGAGGCCAGAGCTATAGGCCTAAAGCTTTTCGACGCAGGCCTTACACCTTGGCTAAGCCAAGTGCCAGCGGGGTATAGCGTTTGTTTTGTTATAGAGGGCGTTAGATATGAACTAAAATAAATGAAAATAAATAGTATTTTATTTGCATAGTTAAAATTAAGCCGTATATTTACATCAGTAATAACAACAAACGCAACTAAATACTACCACGATGCAAATTCTACTAAACACTAAAACAATAATCACAGCGGACGGAGTCCAGCACTACCAACCAGTGCTTTATAACTTCTATCAAGCTGGAAAGTATCAACAGTGGTGCTGTATGTATAAAAGCCCCTTTACCCTTGATACTCAAGTGAGATTCTACAAGAGCGAACAAGGAGCACAAAAAGCCCAGCAAAGAATGATTAAGCAAGGCGGAACAACTTGTCTCGATGCTATCAGAAAAGTTTACATTAACGAGTACTGATATGCAAGACTGGCAAAAGCAGATTTAATATAAGGAAAGCTTTATGAAACTAAAGAGAGTTATACAATATGCCGGCGCTGAGATTATAGAAACCCAGCCCGGCCTATTTACCGCCTTACCGAATACGCCTAGCTTTTATAAGAGCAGGCAATTTAAGAACCTAGCAAAAGCTAAATTTTACTTAAAACAATGGAACAGAAACTAACAGAAGACCAGAGAGACGCACGCAGCTTGCTTATAGTAGCCGCTAGCGCCCTATTATTTTTCCCGGCTATGAGTTTATTATTTAAGGCCGTAAGCTTGTTACAGTACATTCTACTAGGCTATGTCCAGTAAGGTAGAGTACTACTGCCAGAGCTGCGGAACGTATACCGAGGAACTTAGTAACGTAACAACGTTAGAAATTTGTAAAGGATGCTTTACAGAAGACAATTTAAACGAAGACGTAATATTATTTATATGAGAATTATTTTAATAGAGCATAAGAGCTCTAAAACTATAGAAGGGTTTAGAACACTTACCAAGGCTTGCAAGGCCTTAGAGCTCAACTATAGCACCTTAACGAAGGTTATAAACGCTAGATGCAACTACTACGAGAACGACAGATATAAAATTACGCGCCTGCCTATACAATAAAAAACAAAGCAAAGCAAGGAATAACAAATCTTTTTTTGTATATTTGTTTAAAGTATATACTTCTTAACTTTGGCAGATAAAAATAACCGCGGCTTTTTTAGCCGCCTATTTCGAAATTCCCCGGAGAACCCTAGCACGAGTTTAAGCAACCCGTCTGCGTGGCTTACGGGGCTTTTCAATACTAGCGCCACCGGTGTACAAGTAAGCGAAGACAACGCGCTTACCTTTAGCGCTGTTTACGCAGCTACTCGAATTATAAGCGAGACTATCGCTAGTATTCCGTTAAACGTCTATAAGTACGACGGCGAAACCAGGGTAATAGCTAGAGACCATCCTATACAAATATTACTAGCAGAGGCACCTAACCCAGTTAGCTCTACCTTTACTTTTCGTGAAGCTATGGCGGCTAACCTGGTACTACACGGTAACGCCTATGCTAAGATATTTTTTAACGCTGCTGGCCGTCCTGTTAGCTTAGTGCCTCTAGATCCTCTTAAGGTGCAGGTTAAAATAGTAGAAGGCGAAAAGGTCTATATCTTTAATGATAAAGAAACCTTGCTAGATTACGAGATGCTCCACGTAGTAGGCTTAAGCTTTAACGGGTTGACCGGGAAGAGCCCTTTAAGCGTAGCACGTGAAGCGATAGCAATAGGGCTAAGCGCTCAGGAGTACGGCGCACGCTTTTACTCTAACGGTGCTAACACCGGCGGAGTAATTACAGCGCCAGGACGTTTAAGCCTGGAAGCTATTAACCGTCTTAAACAAAGCTGGAACCGCTCGAACGGTGGGAACGCAAACAGCCACGGCACAGCCATACTAGAGGAAGGTATGAAGTACGATAAAATAGGACTAGATCCGGAAGCGGCCCAGTTCCTACAGTCTCGTAAATTCCAAGTAAACGAAATAGCTAGAATTTTCAGAATACCGCCAAGCTATTTAGCGGACTTAGAAAACTCTAGCACGCGAGCTAACGTAGAGCAACAGGCTATACAATTTGTAAGAGACTGTATTACACCTTATGTAAGACGCTTCGAGGTAGAGCTTAACCGTAAGTTATTTAGAGAAGACGAACGCGGCTACTACGCTTATTTTTCTGTAGACGGTTTAATGCGCGGCGATTTAAAAGGCCGTTACGAGAGTTACGCTATAGCGCGTAACTGGGGCTGGTTATCTGTTAACGACATTAGAGACCTAGAGAACCTGAACCCGATTAAGGGCGGAGACGTTTACCTTACCCCTCTAAATATGCAGACGGCAGGCGAAGATAGCACTAACGTAGACGCAGACTAAAGCTACCGAAATGGAAACAAACAAAGAACAACGCCACATAAAAAGCGTAGAGGAAACAGAGACCGAGATTATAATAACTTTTGGTAAAGCTGAGGCCGTAGAAGAGCTACAGCCGGAAGACGTACAACCTGAAGAGCAAAGCAGCTTAGATAGCGGCGCTTTTGTAAGCTGGCAGAATGAAGGCGAAGAGCGCAGCCACGGAGTTATAACAGATATAGACGAAGACGGGTACTACGTAGAGCTGTACAGCTTTAATAGTAAAGAAGACGCTTTTACTAGATCAACCCCACCAGAGCAAACCCTGCTACCTTTAGAGTGCCTTAAGGTAATTGAAGGCGCACAGGTTCGCAGCGTTAGCGAAGTAGTAGAGCAGAGAGCCTACGAAGGCGAGTTAAAAGCAGACGGCAATAGCAGAACCGTAGAAGGTTACGCTAGCGTCTTTAACTCTATGAGTGAGGACTTAGGCGGCTTCCGTGAGATTATAAAGCCTGGAGCTTTTACTAATGCAATGAATGACGACGTAAGAGCCTTATACAACCACGACAGCAACTACCTACTAGCTAGAACCGCTAGCGGTACGCTAGAGCTATGGCAAGACGAAAAAGGCTTAGGTTATCGCTTTGAGATGCCTAACACTTCTTACGGTAACGATATGCTAGAGCTATTTAGACGCGGTGATTTATCACAGTCTAGCTTCGGGTTTACAGTAGAAAAGGATAGCTGGAAGTTAGAGAACGGCCAGCACATAAGATATATAGAGAGCGTGAGCTCTTTGTTTGACGTATCTCCGGTAGTTTACCCGGCCTACGTTAGCTCATCTAGTGGACTGCGTAGCGCTGAAGCCCAGGCGGAAGTAGCTACAAAGGACACACTAGAAACGCAAAAAGAGGAAGTAAACTATAATTTATATAATGCTTTAATTAAACTAGCTAAAAATGAACGCTAAACAAATGCGCGAAAAGCGCGGAGCTCTAGTAGAGCAAATGCAAGGAATGGTAGCAGCTGCAAAAGCTGAAGACCGTAACCTATCTAACGAAGAAAACGTAAAATTTGACGCGATTTCTAACGAAGTAGACGAGCTACGCTCTGCTGCTGCACGTATCGAAAGAAGCGAAGACCTTAAGAAAGAGATGGCCTCTAATGTAGAAGTTAGAAACGCTGCGCCAGTTAAGAAGGTAGAAGCGCGCGACGCTTTTAACTCTTACCTACGCAGAGGGTTTAACAACTTAACGGCAGAAGAGCGAAACGCTATTTCTGAGCTTCGTGGTACAGACACACAAATCACTACTACTGACGGTTTAGGAGGCTTCTTAGTTCCTGAATTGTGGGCTAGTGAAATTAGCGCTACTGACCTTTTCAAATCAGACATTGAAAAAGTAGCCACTATTATCCAGACGCAAGGCGGTAACAAATTCAACCTACCCGGTAACAACGATACAGCTATAGTAGCTGCGATCTTAGGCGAAGGTGTAGCTGAAGGTGTATCTGATATGACTTTTACAAATATCGAATTTGATCCGTATACTTACTCTTCTAAAATTGTTAAAGTATCGCGTCAATTGGTTCAAGACAACGCATTCGACCTAGGTAGCTTTGTTGCTGCTCAGTTAGCTAACCGTTTGAACCGTGGAATAAACGCTCACCTTACTACCGGAGACAACTCAGGTAAGCCACAGGGTATCGTTACAGGATCTACACTAGGTAAAACTGCCGCTTCAGCTACTGCTGTAACCGTTGCAGAGATATTAGACCTTATGTATTCTGTAGACGTTTCATACCGTAACGCTCTTAGCGCTGCGTTTATGATGAACTCTGCGTCTTTGGCTGCTGTGAGAAAATTAGGCTTTGGATCTGCAAACGATAGTCCGGTATTTATTCCGTCTATGGCAGTAGGAGAGCCAGACTTGTTATTCGGCAAGCCTGTTTATGTTAATGAAGATATGGCCGGCATCGCTACAGGCGAGAAGTCTATTATTTTCGGAGATATGAAGCAGTACTATATTCACCAAGCAGGAGGCGTACAGCTTCTAAGATTGGAAGAACGCTACGCTGACGAATTATCTGTAGGCTACCTCGCTTATAAGAGAATTGACGGTAACGTAGTACAGGGTACAGCTATTAAGCACCTTATCCAAGCTTAATTAAGTTAGTAGATGTATGAAGGTTTTATTTAACCAGAATATTAGCGGAGCAGATTTCTATTACCTGGCTGGCCAGGTAGTAGAGCTGCCCGCAGCTACTGCTACTGAGTTTCTTAATGCCGCTTTCTGCGAAGTCGTAGAAGAAAAGCAGGCAGTTAAGGCCGAAAGGGCAGTAAGCAAAAAGACAACTAAAAGAACCACTAGAGCCAAGTAATGAGCTATACTATAATTACCCCAGCAAGTATCCAAGCTTTAACCGTACAAGAGGTTAAGGATTTTTTGCGCGTAGACAGCGACGCAGAAGATGCCCTGCTAGGGGTTCTTATAAGTGCCTCTACAGAGATGTCGGAGTACTACTTAGGAAGGTTCCTTTTAACTACCGTTATAGAAGAGTTTTACGATTTTTTTCCTATGGCTAGGATAACCGCAGAACCTTTTAGAGGAGACAAAAATATTATATATTTAAGCCGTGGCCCTGTACAAAGTATAACTTATTTAAAGTACATAGACGGCACCGGCTCCGAAATAACCGTAGACGCTGCAAACTACCGAACAGACCTAGTAGGCGAGCCCGCGCGCATTATGCCTAAACAGGGCTGGTATGCTGCTCAGGATACGGTAAACGCTGTGGTAACCCGTTATACCTGTGGATACACTCAGGCAAGCGATGTGCCAGCTAATATAAAAATGGCTATGCTTTTAATGATTGGCGAGATGTACGAAAAAAGAATAGACAGCGTACACCGCCTACCTACAGCTTCAGAGTACTTGCTAAACCCGTTTAGAGTATTCCGCTTTGCTTAATCCTGGAGAACTAGATAGAAGAATAACGCTACAGAGTGCTAGCGTAAGTACGGACGGCTTCGGCCAGGCCGTGCGAACGTACAGCACCCTAGGCCTAGTATGGGCTAAAGTAGACTACCTATCTGTAAAGGAAGGCGAAGAGACCGAAAGGCTAACCAGCGTTAATAAAGTACGCTTCACTATACGCTATCGCGCAGATGTTGACGCTACTATAAAAATAAGCTGGGACAGTAAGACCTACGAAGTAGAAGGTGTAAGCCTTGAAGGGCGCGAGCGTTACCTTATTTTAGACACGGTACTCCGGGACTAATGGGAAAGCTAGACGATACGCTAACAATGCACGTAGAGGGTTTTGAAGAGGTTATAAAAAAAATGAACCTTTTAAGCCGGATAGACCGCACAGAGTATAACGCTTTTAAAAAAGGAATAAAAGCCGCTGCCGATCCTTTTGTACAAAATGTTAAAGCAGTAATCCGCACAGGTAGAAGCCGTAAGCCTATAGGTAAAAGCATAGGCGGTAGAGGCGGTAAAAGCAAGAGCGTTACTTATAAGCCAGGAAACCTAGAGCGGTCTATAGGTTATATTAAGGCAAAAGGCAGAAACCTTATAGGCTATGTCGGCCCACGTTTTGGGCGCAAAGCCACAAAAACCGGGGACGGGTATTACGGTGCAATGGTAAATTTTGGAACTGCTAGAGGTAGCGCAAAAGCTAACGTAAAAGAAACTAGAAACGTAGGCTTTATAGATAAAGGATTTATAAAAGGAGTGCCCGCGGCAAATGCTTTATTAGTTAGAGAAGTTTCGCGTATTTTAAACAAAAAACTAATGCAACTAAGCGCCCAGCAAAAGCGTAAAATAATAAAACGTGGCTTCTAATGAACGAGGGAAAAGCTATATATTCAATTCTAACGACAGATAGCGCGGTAAGCGCTATAGTTAGTAGCAGGGTTTACCCACAGATTGCAGCGCAGGGCGCTGTATTTCCGTTTATAGTATACATTATAAACGACATTACACCGAGCGACACCAAAAGCGGGGTAAGTACTTTAGACGAAGCGCGCTACGAAATACTAGCCGTATCAGAAACTTACGCGCAGGCGGCGGATTTAAACGAGAAAATAAGAACGGCTTTAGATCGCTACACAGGAACGGTAGCGGGGGTAGATGTAAACAGTATACAGTTTACCGAGTTAGAAGCTGACTACGATCCAGATAGCGAAACGTACATAGCTAACAGCGAGTACATAATAAGAGTTAAACGATGATAATAACACTAATAAAAAACACTACCCTAGAGAGCGGTAAAAAGCTCGTAAAAGGTACTAACTTAGGGGTAGTGAACGAATACGGCCAGGAGCTTATAAACGCTGGAAAAGCTGTAGAGATTGGTGCTGCGGCACTACTAGAAAACGAAGAAGAACAAATAAATAATTTAGACTAAAATGGCAACTACAGGAATTATGAACGGAACCCTATTAGGGGTATACGTAGGCAGCACTTTAATAGCTCACGCTACTGAGGGCTCTATCTCTTTGTCTATGGACACTAGAGACGCATCTACAAAATCTAGCTCTGGGAGCAGAGATTTACTAGAAGCAACTAAAAGCGGTACTATCTCAGTATCTGCGTTATATGCAGAAGATGCCGCTTACGGTGTTGACGATTTAATGTCAGCCTGGTCAGCGCGCACGGCTCTTACCGTTAAATTTTCTACGGAAGTAACAGGCGACCATTACTGGTCCGCTTCAGCTTACGTTACTTCTCTAGAGGTTAGCGCAGGAATGGAAGACAATGTAACTTACTCAGCTACATTCGAGCTTACAGGTGCTATCACTTACGGCGCAGTAAGTTAATAATAATAACACAAAACACTAAAGCAAAATGGTAAATAAAGTACTCATAGGAGGAGCAGAGAGACCGGTTAAATTTGGCTTCGCTGCTCTAATGCAATTCACGGACGCGACTAACTATACACTCGCAGACCTTGACAAAATAGGCGAGAGCCTAAAACTTAGCGAAGCTTTAGAGCTTGTGCGGGCAGGGTTAGCGCAGGGCGCAAGAGTAGAGGGTGATAAGTTTACAGCAAGCCTAGAAGATGTAGCGGACTGGTTAGACGATAACCCGGAAGCTCTAGAAAAGGTACTAGCATTATTTACCGATAGCTTTACACCGGTAAAAAAGGAGACGGGACTAGGGGCAGGCAAAGCGCCGAAGTCCCGTTAACTTTTGACCGATGCGAAGAGATAGCGCTAGGGCTACTGGGCTATAACTACGCAGAATATTTAGACCTAACCCCGCGCAGCCTTAATAACGCTGTAGCGGGTTTTAGTGAAAAAAGGGAAGCAGCAAGTACAGAGCTTTGGGAAATAATGAGAACCCAAACCGTAACACTAGTTAATATACAGCTTCCTAAAAACAAAAGAGTAACGCCTAGAGACTTGTTTAAATTTCCTTGGGACGTTAAAAAAGTAGAGCGCAAACTAACGACAAAACAAGCTAAAGAGATTCTAGCGAAATGGGAAAAAAGAGCTTAGCACGGACTACCATAAGTATAGGCGCAAATATTGCGGGCCTCCAGCGCGGGCTTAAAACAGCCGGCTCTAGTATTAAAAGATTTGGAGGACAGGCTAAGCGAATAGGAACCACTTTTACCGCTGCTTTTAGTGCGCCTATAGCCGCTATAGGTGTTAGCGCGGTGCGTACATTCGCGGCCTTTGAGGCAGAGATGAGCAAAGTAAAAGCCGTCTCAGGAGCTAGCGCCGCAGAATTTGCAAAGCTAGAAAGCGAAGCAAAGCGACTAGGAGCTACCACCACCTTTACCGCTACTGAGGTAGCCGGCCTACAGGTAGAGTTTGCAAAGCTAGGTTTTACCGCTAGCGAGATAACCAAAGTAACAGAGAGTACCTTATTTTTAGCGCAAGCTGCGGGAACTGATTTAGCGCGAGCTGCTGAGGTTGCGGGTGCAACGCTTCGCGGTTTTGGTATGGACGTTACAGAGACGGGACACCTTACCGACGTAATGGCGAAGAGTTTTAGCGAAAGTGCGCTAGATATGGAGTCCTTCGCTGATGCTATGAAGTTCGTAGCGCCAGTCGCTAACGCAGCTGGAATTAGTTTAGAAGAAACTACAGGAATGCTCGAGCTGCTAGCTAACGCTGGGGTTAAAGGTAGCCAGGCTGGTACTTCTTTGCGTCGTATTATTTCCGAGCTAGGAGCCACGGGCGGCGACGTAGCAGGAACAATTAAAAAACTTGCTAGCGAAGGCTTTAACTTAGCTGACGCTAAAGACGAGGTAGGACGCTCCGCTCAAAGTGCATTAATAATATTAGGAAATACTATAGACACCCTCCCCGCGTTAACCGAAGGCCTTAAGGACGCAGACGGCGCAGCTAGGGGTATGGCTAATACTATGATGGATAACGCAGCCGGTAGCTTTAAGGAGTTACAGAGCGCTAGCGAAGGGGCCAGAATAGAGATAGGAGACGCTATAGCAAATAACAAAATATTTCAAGAGATAATAGATAAGCTTACCGTTAGCTTAGGAAAAATAACAAAGTATATCCGCTCAATGAGCGACGCGGAAGTATATAATAAAACAGTACTAGCGGGGCTTATTGCGATTGTGCCTATACTCATTACCCTTGTAGGGGCCCTTACTATAGCCTTCGGATCACTTACGCTAGCTATGGGGCCGTTATCTATTGCTCTAGTAGCTGTCGCGGCAGCGTATGCGCTTATTAAAAAAAGCGTAAGCGAAACAGATAAAATAATACAGCAAGCTTTAGGTAACGAAAACACTAGGGAAAGCACAAAGCTTTTAAAAGACCGTTTAAAAGTAGTAGATCAAAACTTAGAAAAAACTAAAGCCTGGGCAAAAGAACAGCCAAAGAACGTAAGTTATCAGCGCCAGCTTATACGCTTAGAAGACGAAAGGCTAAAGCTTAAGACTAGTTTATCTGACTTAGAGGCTAGAGACGCAGCGGAGCGATCAAGATGGCAGCAGGATGAGATAGACTATAATAAAGAGCAGTTAGCTATCCAGACCGCCCTTAACGAGTCTAAGAAAAATGCTGTTTCTCTAACTGAAGAACAAGGCGAAAAAACAGTAGACTTAAAAAACAAGACCGCCGAACTAGGAACAGTTACAGCTAATTTAACTCTAGCGCCATTATCGCACGAAATACAGACTACTACTTCAAAAATGGCCTTAATGACAATGGCCGCCGCTGAGTTGTCTCAAAATGTAAATGCTGCTATAAACGCTATGGTAACAGATACTATAGTAGGAATGGCGGAAATAGGCGGCGCTATTTTAGTAGGAGAAGCAAGCTTTAAGGATATGGGCCGTTTTTTACTTGGTCAGTTTTCCAGCTTAATGTCTACGCTAGGACAAATGCTTTTAGAGTATGGCCTAGCGGTAGAAGGTTTTAAAATAGCGTTGGCTATGGGCCCCCTAGGAGGCCCCTTAGCTATAGCCGCGGGTGTTGCTTTAATAGCAGCAGCAGGAGCAATTAACGCGAAGATGTCCGCTGCATCTATGGGAGACATTCCAGCGCTAGCAGAGGGGGGTATAGTTACCGGCCCGACACTAGCTTTAATAGGCGAGGGCCGGGAAAGCGAAGCGGTAATACCCCTAAGCAAACTGCCTCAAATAGCAGGCGCAAGCAGCGGATCTGTTGAGGTATACGGTAAAATAAGCGGGCAGGATATACTCTTAAGCTCAGAGAAGGCGAGCAGAACTAGAAGCAGATACAGAGGTTTTTAAGATATGGCTTTAAGATTATATAGCGAATTTCACAGCAGCACCGATAAACTTTTTAAGGTAGAGATACACGACGAAGATTTTATAGGAACTGCTGAGGCTTTTACAGTAGCCTCTAATGGCTTTGAGCTAAACTATAGCGGAGAAACAGACGACATAGTAAGCCCTATTATAGGTTCTAACTGTACGGTTAGCGCCTATAACAATAGCGATGCTTTTGATACTTTTATAAGCACTTTACAGGGTTACCAGGAAGACCGCTTTACGGTTCGCATATACGCGGAGGCTGCAAGTATTGAGGACGGGCTAGTAATGAGCTACTACGATACCGAGCTACCACCGGATAACGGGCTAGTATTGTACTGGGCTGGAATTGTTATGCAGGATCTGGTAACTATAGAGGATATACATAAGCCTTATATCTTTAATATTACAGCTGTAGACGGTATAGGACACCTAGCAAACAAAGCCTACACTAATACAGTTAACACTACTCTAGAAGGTTTTATAGAGAGTGCGGTAAACGCTATAGGTATAGCCGATCTTTATAGTTCAGACGATCTTTACTATGCTACTAGCGTTAATATATGGGACACGCAGCACACCTATAGCGCTACCGAAGACGTTACAACACAAACACGATTTAACGCTATAGTATACTCTAGCAAAGAGGAAGACGGCACTATAATTTACTCTAATTATCTAGAGGTTTTAAAAGAGCTATGCATAGCCTTTGGCGCTAGGTTCTACCAGCGCGAAGGGGTTTACTATTTTGAACAATATATAGAGCGTACAGAGACTAGCAGAAACGTAACCGCTTACTACAAGAGCGGAAGCAAAGCCTTTACTTCTATGGTTAGCGACGACGTAACCCTCGACGGTACAACCGGCGGAGGGGCACGTCTAGCGGGCAACAGTTTTAACTTCTTACCTGCACTTAAAAAAGTACAGATAGGCTATAACCAGGAGCGAAGTAATAACCTGCTAGCTAATAGATTGACCTACACCGGTGCAACGGGTAGACAAGATCTAGGCTTTGTCGTAGATGACAATAACGGAAAGATACAGGTAAACGGCCTGCTTATATACCAGCTTACCCACAACGGTAACGCGGGTACTGTAGTGCTAGGTAATTGGCGGCCGGTATGGCAGCTCGAGCTACGTATAGAGGACGCTTCTAACCCTGGAACCTTCTACTATCTGAAAAGAGAATGGAACCCTAGCGCCGGAGTTTTATACGGTGCTACGAGCTGGACAACAGTAGCAAGTTATTACCACATAGACGCAGGATCTGGCCGTAATGATTTAGACGGTGCTTATATAAGCAACAGCTTTAGCGTAGTTACTCCGCCTATTCCGGTAGACGGAGACGCAGAGCTAGACGTAAACTACTACAGAGTGTACGACAGCCTTACAAATAGCCTAAAAAGTATACCTACTTACTTCGATGAGACTAACCAGGTAAAAGAGGTTACGGCTACTTACTTTAATGATACCGGGGGCATAAATAATATTACTGTATACAGCGCTACAAACACGGACACGGACATAAACAGTAACCTTATCCTAGATTTAGGAGAGATAAGAGTAAGCGACTCTACAGGATTACAGGGCAGTTTTTACGTATATGATGGCAGCGCCTGGGTTCCGAGTACAGTCTGGCGCAGGGGTAATAGCGGCACATACCAGAGTTTACTTAAGCTTCTTACAAATGAAATATTATCACTACATAAAAAACCTATAGAACGCTATAGCGGTACGATTGTAGGGCCTTACCCCTTTGGTATAAGATATAGCTTTGAGGGCGCTTACTGGCTGCCTATGCAGGGTAGTTATAACGCTAACCTAGATGAGTGGTCTAGTGAATGGTTTAAAGTACAGAAAGACTTAACTAATATTACTATAGGCACTCCGGTAGGCTCTGGCGGCGGCGGTGCTGACTTTGTAGGAAGGGTAAGCGGTCAGTCTGGCACAGACGAAGTTTTTAACGCGGTGCAGATAACCACCACCACGAGCGCAGTAACGAGTAACCAAACCGTAGGCGGCACTTTAGGGGTTACCGGCTTATCAACTTTAGCGGCTACCACCGTAGGCTCTTTTTCCACTACAAGCCAGGTAGCGGTTACTGTAAACGCTATTACAGCAAGCCCGGGAGGCAGCGAAACCCTGGCGGGGACTAAGCACTTTAATTTAGTGAGCTACTCAGGTGCTACAGGTACGTATACTATAACATTACCGCCAGCAGAGGACGGCGTTATAATGCGATTTAAAACAGATGACAGCATAGGAGCTACAAAAACGATAACGCTCCAGGCCGACGAAAGCGAACGAATAGAAGGGGAGGACGTTTACGTTATTACCTCGGCCTTTGGATCTGTAAGCCTGCTAGCAAATAATAACCTGTGGTTTATAATATAGAACAAAGAAAATAAAAAAAATAGTCCAACTTAGTAAAATAATTTAAATAATTCAAATGAATGAGAAAGGCTCGATTTTATTACCTGCTACGCAGAGGCCTATTAACTGGAGCAGCAAGCTTTATAACGGAGGGATTAGTTATGGCCAGTAAATTTATAACCCAGGGCCTAAGTTCCCCAGCCCAAGGCTCGGCCGAGTTCAACGGTTCGAGTGATTACGTTAAGGTTGAGCCATTACCAATGACAACCTTTGATGATTTTACCTATTCCGCTTGGGTTAATTTCGATACGTTATCATATCAAAATATTTTTGGTTTTGGAAACACATCAAATGCTACTCCAGTCTCTTTAATTGAACTGCAAAGCAGTGGAAAAATAAACTTTTTTCACAGAAACGATTCCGCACAATATGGAGCCGCATTATCGATTGATACAATAAGCACCAATAGATGGTATTTTGTAACGGGTACAAAAGAAGGTACATCTTTTAAATTGTACATAGACGGCAGTATATCAAACACTGGAGCCGGGAGCGTTACACAACCAACGCTAAACACGTTTAATATTGGGCGATTAGAAAGAACATCTAACACCAATTATGTAAACGGCAACCTCGCAAACGTCGCAATATGGAACCGCGCATTAACAAGCGATGAGATCAATTCCGTGATGTGGAAACCTTACCAAGCGTTAAGCAGTACGGAAACAAGCGGATTGCAAGCGTGGTATTCTTTGGACAATATAGACGGCTCAACGGTTCCGGATAGCACGGGCAACCATAACGGAACGGCGAACTAGTCGCCATAACTAAACAACTTTTTTTATTATGGCAACAACTACAACAAAAATAAACAAACCGTTAAACCCCCGCGGGAATGATGCAAGCCCTTTAGCTTATAACAAGGCGGCCATCTATTCGGGGAAAGCCTTGGATTTTGATGGGGTGAATGATAAGGTGGACATTACCGCATCAGCGTTTGACCTTTATACATTATCTTTCTATTTTAAAGGTGCAATAGGTGCGGGAACAAATGGTTTTGTTTTTCATACTAATGACCAAACAAATGATGGAGTAGCTATTGGACATATCACGTCTACGTTAACGGGTGAAACTATTGTGATGGGCAATAATGGTATATACACCGCAATCTCGCAATCTTTTGATGATGGCATTTATTTCATTACAATTACTTGGAATGCAACCGCCAGTAAATACGATTTTTATGTGAATAGTCAAGCCGTTGAAACATTTAATAGTGGTTCGGATGCACCTTTACACTCTGGTGTAACTAATCCAAAATTGGGATATCGTCCATCGTTAAACGATTTTTATTTAGACGGCGGACTTTCTAACGTGCGGGCCTTCAACACCGCCCTAACCGCCGCACAAATAGCGGACTTATACAACAACCCGGAAAAAATAGTACCTACGGGAGTGGATGACACCGCTTTGAAGCTATGGCTACCTATGCAAGAAGGCGCGGGGACTACGGCTTATGATGGTAGCGGTAACGGAAACCACGGGACAATAAGCGGAGCGACTTACGTTAATGGCGTAGGTGCGCCAGTAGCACAGACCGCGGTGATTGATTGGAATAAGGGGACGAATTTGCTTGAGTATTCGGAGCAGTTTGATAATGCTTATTATAGTATCAACAATGTATCAAGGTCAGCAAATGAAACAATTGCACCCGACGGACAAACAACCGCTGACAAAATAACGGGCATATCAACTAACGATCATTATGTTTGGAATACAAGTATAGGCTTAAGTGGTCAAAACACTATTAGTGTATTTGCAAAATATAACGGATACAATATCGGTTTGAGGCCGCAAGGAGTAGGAAGCGGTAAAGCATTTGCAAACTTTGATTTGCAGAATGGCACCATTTTAGGAAGTGGCGGAGTTGATTACGATGATTCAAGCATTACAAGTTTTGGCGATGGGTGGTATCGTATATCTTTGACATTAGACCTATTGTCCGCCTATGGTTTAGGTATTTATTTAATAAAAGGAACAACGGCAACTGAATTGCCAAACTTTACCGCAGACGGCACAAGTGGTTTTTATCTATGGGGCGCACAAGTAAACGCTGGCGCAACATTAACGCCTTACGTTCGCACGGGCGCAACCGCTCAAACCTCCCCCGTATTACTCCCGGCGGGCTTAACAACGGGCCGCGATATCACGGGCGTTAATCTATTTGAAAACGTGCGGAAACAAGGGGCGCTCAATCTTGACGGAAATAGCTGGGCAGAGGCGCACGATAATGAGAGTTTGGATTTTGGTAGCGGGATGACATTGGAGGCTTGGATTAAATTAGAAAATTTAAGTCAAGGGATTTTAGGCAAATGGAATTATGGCGGAAACAAAAGAGAATACTATCTATATTATGTTTCTAGCGGTATTTTACAAGCACATTTTGGACACGGGGCAAGCGCGCAAACTGCTACTATAAGTTATGCTGGCGACGGTTCGTGGGTGCATTTTGTAGGTACTACTGACGGCTCAACAATAACGCCTTATCTTAATGGTGTAGCGGGAACAACCGTAGCACAAACAACGCCTTTAGCTGCATCAGATATCGGCGTTACCATTGGGACAGATAATGGAGGGAATGAAAAATTTATCAACCAACTCGCCCAACCGCGCATCTATAACCGCGCGTTAACGGCCGAGGAAGTGCAACGCAACTACGACGCTGGAAAAAACACATACACTAATTAAAACTAAATCAAAATGAGAGGAAATATTTACATAAGTATTCCGGCAACCGATAAAGAAAACGCATTGCCGGCGGGTATCACTCGTTACGATTGGAACGAATACACCTACAACGACGAAGGGGAAATTGAAACTACAACTTTAGTGCATCCTACGTGGAACCAATATGGTGAGAAGTACGCCGCGGACTTTGGAGCGGCCGTATCGGTGAGCGTGAACGATGTTGAATTCATAGTTTATGAGATAGAGGCATCTTGGCAAGATTCAGAAGTGAGCGCATTGATTGCGTTGGGTTCGGGATTATCTGTGCCATCCTACACCTTGTACAACGCAAGCGAAGCGCGTGGATTTATCCTTGCGAACAACGACGTTCAACTTTAAACACAACGATCATGCGGAAAATTGAGAAGATCATCATCCATTGCGCTGCAACGCCGGAAGGCCGCGACGTAAAAATGGAAACGATAAAGTCGTGGCACGTAAAAGGAAACGGATGGTCCGACATCGGATATCATTTCGTGATCGAACTTGATGGCGCAATCAAAGCCGGGCGACCATTACATCGCAGCGGTGCGCATACCAAGGGGCAAAACTCGGTATCAATTGGTGTTTGTTACGTCGGCGGTATGGACAACAACAAGAAGGCAAAGGACACCCGTACAGATGCCCAACGTGAATCGATGGACCAATTGATCGGATCATTATCAAACGATCACAAAACGGCTACCATACATGGACACAATGAGTTTAGCGCAAAGGCTTGCCCATCGTTTAATGTATACAAAGAATATGGCAACATCAATGCACCGATAACGGAATTGATAAAGGAAGCTGTAAAGAATAAACCAACCAAAAAACACAAAGACTAATGAAAAGATTTATTGAAATATTTAAAGACGACAACCATTGGAACGAGAAAACGATTTTAGGATT